AAAATAATTTCTTTGGTTTCCAGTTATCTGTATTAGCTATAGACCACCAACCATTACATTCTTTACAACTGAAATGCCAGATTGTTTCTTTATTCACCAAGTCCATCCATTGCTTTTGGTGATAAGAAACCCTCTCTCTGTTCTGGTGTCATCTTTTGATATTCAGCCAAAGTTTCTATCCAGCGTTTGTCACTAAGTTTATGCCAACCTACACACCTACCAACAGGTGAACGACCACAACTACATCCAAACTTTTTATGTGGTGGAACACCCTTTAAATCTGTTATACCAGCCACCCTTTTCTCAAAGCCTCTAGCCACATGACAACATAGATTAGACATCCTGTACTGGTTGACGCTAATAATAAATAAAGAAAATTAAATACCAGTTTCATACCTTCCAGCCTGCACACAGAGATACGTCTGGTGGTTTACAAATCAGTTGTTGTTCGCTTTTCATTAAGTCTATCTTGGTTTGAAATTCAGCACATCCTACTACCAGAAAGAATAACAAAATTATTGAAACGACTATTAAATATTGTTGTTTATGGCTCATTCTCTTTCCCCTTCTTCTTCATCATTGCACAACTTACAAATAGACACCTCATCTACACTAATATCTTCATAATTAAATTTCAAACCACAGTCATCACAAACAAAAGTTTTCTGACTCATTCTAGTTCTCCGTCTTCTTCAATTAGGTCTACCATTTCACAGACAGCACCAGTACAGGCTAATGTCTTGTTGCCTTTAGTGTTATCTTCCATTTCATATTCACTTATTCGTGACCAGTCAACATTCTCCGGCATCATGCCTATACCTTCCTCATACAGTTCCTTGGTTATGTTCTCATAGGGTGCTTGTTGGTATGTGTGGTCAGAGTATGGTAGGAAACTGACACCACTGACTTCATCAAAATGTTTGTACACCCATGCTCCAACTTCCATCCACTCATGTTCCTTGACACTGACTGTAATGCTTGGCTTATGTTCACAGTAATACCTCTGATACATGAGCCATAATTCCAGTTGTTCTATTGCAGTTCTGTCATCTCTTAACACTGCACCCTCTGGTGCTTTCATTGGAAAAATAAATACTTTAACGCTGTTAGGTTTTGTTACATCAGGCTCACATGGTATGCCTTGGTCTTCCATCAACATAGCAATCGGGTCTTTGGAATCTGCTCTGACTCTACGCAAGTAGTAGTCGTTGTGTCTAGGATGTATTCCAGATGCCGAGTCCACCAACTGACTGACAGTACCACTGGGTTTGATTGCGGTTATGGAAGTTGCTTGATTGATTCCAAGACTCTCTGACCATTCCTTATTTATTTTTATTGCCTCTTTCTTTAAGGACAACAGAAAATCTGGAAGACTTGGTTTGCCACTGTTCCATTCTGACACACCTCTCTCTTCATTATTTCCGTTCATAAAAGTATTATCCATTATACCAGTTAATGACACTCCAAGCAAGGCTTCTTCTTCTGTATTTACTGTCCATTTCTTCCTTAATCTTCTGATATTTGTCAGAGATGCTTGAAATGTGCCTAGAATAGTAGCAAGTCTGACCTTTCTTTTGATGTCTTTCTGTGTATCTTCAGCACGAATGACTACCTCAGTCAAGTTACAGAATTGTCCATCTCTTAGTATAATCTCTGAGCAAGGGTTACATCCAAAGTCATGTTCGGTATCTCTTCTGCCACTCTTGGCAACTTGTTTTATTGCAGACTCTCTATTGAATATACCACGCTCACCAGATTTAGAATCGTAGAGTGCAGACCACTCCTTCATAAATATTCCAATGTCGGGTTTCTCTGTATAGCAGACAGAGTTATTGCTTAGTGCCATTTCTGGAGTGTCTACCCACCACTGTCCAGTCTTGGCATTACGCATACGCTCATCAGTTAGATTGGATAGACTAATTAGTGCTGACCTACGGACACCACCAACAACCACAACTTCTGCTATCTTACACATCAGACGGTGACATTCATATGAGTTTAATTTTCTTCCTGTGGAATTTTTGAATAGGGTTACTGTAAAACTAAACAATTCTACCAATGGCTCTGAACCACTTGCCCTGCCACCAAAAGTCTTTAGCCTTGCACCTTTAGGTCTGATACGAGATACATCCCATGTAGGTGACTCGCCATTATATAAATAACTAATGAGTTTTCTGAACGCTGACTGCCAACCTTCCTTGCTGTCCTGTACAAAAATAACATCATCAACATCTACTATCTCTTCTGGTACATCTGGCAACTTTGATATGTGCTGTCTCTCGACACTAAATCCTACACCAGTTCCGTGCATCAGTATATATAGACATTCATCAAATGCTTTAGGATGGTCAACACTCAAGTAGGCACAGTTGTAACCTGCTATGTGACTGTTCTTCAAAGCCTCACCACTTGTCATCAATGCTCTCATGCTAGGCATGACTTCCAATTTAAGCACTGCATCTTCAAGTATCTTTCTGGTCTTTGGCACTAACTCAGCATTGGTATTTTCCTTTAGGTGTTCTTCCATGAAGTCAAAGTAACGAGCGACAGTCTCTTCCCATGTCTCTCTTCTCTTCTTGTCTGGCAACCACCTAGCGTATCTGCTTAGTGCTATAAAATTCTGATAGTCATTCGGTAGTGTCTTCAATAGGTTCTCCTCTCTTCTTCTGTTCTTTCTTTTTGTTAGTAATTGCCTTAGTATGCCACAGTCTATCATATCGTATGGCATACTTCAGTTTGTTCTTTATTGTATGTGGCTTAGTCTTCATCTTTCTTAATGATACCTTTGATAATATAATAGACAAAGGTAACATAGTAACTTATCTTGAATACCACTCTGTACAACAGTGTTTTCTTTTTCATCGTTGCTCTTCAAAATCTTCCAAGAACCTTTCCCTTTTCTCTATTAGCCTATCTTCAAACTTGTCCAAGAGTTCTTCCGGCTCTATTTCAAGTTCCTCACATATTAGGCACACATCAAAAGTTGCCGAGATATATTCCTTGAGTTCTGGTAGTTGTTTCAAAAACTTGCTCCAACATTGTCAACGAAATAATTAGTTATTTTACCAGATGGTATTGGCTTGGCAATCAGACTGCCATAGCAATCTTCCTTGAAACCACAAAATGCACAGGTCATGCAAAGTTTCTCCTTGCCCTCTGCCTTGCTGAATGTAGTAGCATTAGCCAACCTCATAGGTAGTGTGTCTGAATCCATCTTGGCTTGCAAGTCCACTATATAGGTATCAATGTCCTGTTCAAGTTGCTGTTTGCACAGTTTGAGAGTTGACTTGTTCTTATTCAATGCTAAGAAGTAGCCATGCTCTCTCTTATCTGGCTTACCATACCCAGACAACTGCTTGATGTACCCGAAGGCATCATCTTTAATACCATGTTCAGTAAACTTATTATCCCAAGACCAAGCACTTGCTGTCTTGATGTCAACCAACTCACCATCTATGGTACAGTCCTGTGAACCATTGATGCCCGAAACAGTATGTTTCTTCTGTTGGTCTTCAACAGTATGCCCAGACAATTTTATCAGTGCCACTAGCATTGCCTCTAGCACATGACCTTGAAGAAATGTTAGGTACACATTGCCATCAATCTCTTCCGGCACATAGCCTTTAATACCATACCATTGTGCTCTTTCACAACGACCTATGCTAGACATTCTCAGTTCTTTCTTGTTCTCGTAAGGCTCGAAGGCATTTTTAATTGCCTCTTCTACCTCACGACCACACTTCATAGCGATGTCATTCAAATCTCCAGAGTAGTCCTTTGACTTCATCACATCATATACATCAGTTATTACTGTGTCAATAGATTTCATTACACCTTCTCCCTAATCACAACCAATCTTTCATCCTTAAAACCATAAACCTTTCCATTTTTAATATCCTGCTCTGCTTCTTGTTTGGTATTATAAGTCATAGTTACACCATTTGAAAAAGCTAATGCCTTACCATCTGGCTTACTAATTACAAAGTATCGTTTAGTTTTCACTTTCTATCTCCCTTCTCATTATAATCTTCTATTAGGCGATTCAAATACCATTGTGCTTTCTTGAGGTCTTCGAGTCCACCCTTCTGTCTATTTCTTGTGATATATTTTACCACATTTCCTTCTAAGAAGTTAAGTTTTTTTGAAATAATATAATCAATACATTGTATACTACCCTGTGTATAGTAATCTGGATTTAGTTTTTCAATCTCTGCTCTTCTCTCAAATAT